TCTTTTTTAAAACTTATTTCTTTGGTTTTGGATTAGAAAGATAGTCCGCTTCTTCGTCAGTGTATGGCATCCAGTTAAGTGTATTCATTATATAATACCTCCCCAGAACGCCGCAACTGCCGCAAAGTAACCTACTAGCACTCCTAACATAATAGTTAAAGGTACTGCTGCTTCAAAAAAGTTCTTAAGCATGTGCCTTCCCCTTCCAGAATGCAAACTTCTTACCTTTCATGTAATAGTCACCTGGCTCATACGATGCTTTAATCTTTTTGACTCTTTCAAGTCTACGGATAGCACGTTTGCGTTCCTGTGTTTCCTTAATGCCGTGTAGCATTAATTGTTTTGCTGCTTCGTGTTTACCTTGACTAGCAAGTTGTGAAGCCGCTCTAGCATAGCCTGCTGATTCGCAAGCATTTTTAAATCTTTCCCAAAATAACATTTTATAATCTCCTTTGTGTGTGTATGTTAAGTTCTTTTGTACCCGAACGGTCCGGTAACGACCTGGCGCCTATCAAGTTCCCTGATACGACGTTCAAGGTCAACATGATCAACAGACTTAGACAGATAGTCTTCGTCCCAGTTGCGTTGCGAGTAAGTGAATAGTTTTTTAAGGAAGTTAAGCATTTATGCCACCTCCCTACGGACATATGCAGGTCCGTTTAGTTCGCGATAGTTTGGTGCCCTACCATTATTAGTGAGCATATAATTGTAGGCAAACTGCCAATCTTTTTTGTATTCGTTTTGGGCCCAAATCTTTAGTTGATCACGGTGGCTGTTAGACATAGCCGAGCCGCGTTTCATCCAAGACATCAGACCACTCATTAAGTGTGTCATCTTTTTCTCCTTTGATGTATGGATGCTTAAGGTTAGCAATACCCCGGAACTTCCCCGGCGGTGCAACTGCCTTTGGCAGTCGTCAATCGCTTGTAACGCATGGATAATGCGCCAGTCTATCCTGGTGTCTGTGAGTGAAATAATGCAGGATCACTGCTCTATTCACCTTTATTTATACTAATATAATGCATCGCAGCAAAAAAATCAACCTATTTTTGTGCATGGCTGTAGTGCTATTTTTGCATGAGTGCGTCAACTAGAGGTTGACAATAGAAATCAAGGTGTATATAGTTTGTTTGCAAAAAGGTTAAATACAAGATATAGGATATAGATATGAAAGTAAAAACTAGGTCAATTTTACAGGAACTTAATGCAATCGCTGATAGAAAGGATTCAGAAGCGATTATAGAATCGCGAGCAACAAATATCCTTAATTCTGCGATAAATCTTGTTGAACTCATACACAAAACATATGATGAAGAAACAGCACTGGACCTAGAAAGAAGATTCATAAACAGCATAAAGGGATCGGATCCATCTAAATTTAACAGAGGTATCCGCAAGATAACAGAATCAAAGAGAACGAAGAAGAGCGATGACACGAACATTACTTAAAGAAGGCGGAAACATATTCAAGGATGCCGAGGGCAAACCCGCAACACAGAGAATTCAGCAGGCTGACGTCATTCCAACACTGCAATGGTTGGAAGGCATCGTTGACCTAGAACTTACCGACAACATGCTCGGAACCACGGGCAAGAAAGCAGACAGCGGCGACCTAGATGTTGCAGTTGACAGCACTAAGACAACCAAGGGAGATTTGGAAAGCAAACTAGCAGATTACGTTACAAAGAATCACGAAGGTGAAGAAGTTAAACAGTGGATCAGAAAGTCAGGCATTTCTGTCCACTTTAAAACTCCAATCAAGGGTGACCCTGCGAATGGTTTCGTGCAAACAGATCTAATGTTTGGTGATCCTGAATGGATGAAGTTTAGCCTACAGGGAAGCGGAGAGGGTAGCGCATTCAAGGGCGTTCACAGACACATCCTGCTTGCCAGCATAGCGAAAACCAAGGACATGAAGTGGTCAGCAAACAATGGATTAATAGATAGAGAATCAAACGAAGTAATCACAAAGGATCCTAATCAGATTGCAAAAACTCTGTTGGGTCAAACGGCAACACCATCAACACTTGATTCGGTGGAAGGCATCATCGGCTACATCAAGAAGTTACCCAACTATGAGGAACTGGTAGCAGATGCACGTGAAACATTTGAGAAGGATGGACTTGAACTTCCAGATCCAAAAAAAGTTGAAAGTTTCCATCCTGGTTCGATAGGTTGGATGAGACAGATGATAGATATTGTCAATGAGGATTAGCGAAGTATTAGACATAAGATACAGTGCATTTGAGCGTCCAGGCAAGATGCATGTCATAGGCGATGTGTATGGTAAGAAGAACTTAAAAGTTCCACATGCAAAATACGTCGACAAAACAAACAGACAGAAGAAATTAATTAGGAAACAAAAATGAAAGGTGTGTTCGGCAAACCCTACATCTGCATGGATGAATATATCGACGTTGACGGACTTAAGAATATAGTTCCTGATATTAACTTCGGGCTAGCGAAAGCACACAAGTCTAAAAGGTTAAACTACGGCATCGAAAATCATGACGAATATTACGAGCCGGGTGAAGTTGGCAGTGATATAAAACATGCATTCAACTATTGGAAGGATAAGGAAACTGATCCTAAATTAAAAGAATACGGAAAGCATTTACATGATACAGATATGCCCGCTTTTCATACTTGGTTAATGTATCAATATGATGTATTTGAATTATTACATTATATGGTAATAAGAGAATTTGACAGAAGCATTAACGATACTTACTTTCCATATGATTACAATATTGATAACCCTTATACTTGTAGATGGAATCCAGAAGCAGAGCATTTTCCAAGTTTAAAAAAATGGGCTGAACAATTACCTTTTGAAAAATTAGGTCCCATAGTTATTCTTTTAAAAAATGCTAATGTTGAAACAGTAAGGCACAATGATAAATTTAAATTTAATAAAATATATGATCATGAAGAGCATTTTATATGGTGTGATCCAAGGGGAACTAATAGTTTATGGATTGAAGATGATGCCGAAAACAAAATATCAATGGAGCCAGGAACTTGTTTTTATTGGAACAATCACGATTATCACGGTGGCTGGAACCCAACTTATAGGGTAGATTATAGCATTAGAATAGAAGGTGTATTTAAAAAAGAACTACGAGATAGGTTAAATAACATATCATGAGAGCATTTGAATTTTTAACAGAAGCAAAAAAAGTTGGCAGAGAATTTAATCATCTGGAAGACCTAGTCTTCACGAATCCAGATGATGGTGCCAAGCGTGCCGTTCAGATACTCAAAGATATGGAACAGGATAGTTCGGACGTTGCGATCAAGTGGGACGGCAACCCTACAGTGTATTGGGGACGTGATGACGATGGAACGTTCCGCATGGTAGGAAAGAACAATTGGGGCAGAGAAGAAGGTAAGAGCAGCAGCCCGCAAGAACTAGAAAAGTTTATACTAAGCAGAGGCAAGGATGAGGACTGGCGTGAAAAGTTTGCAAGTGATATGGCAGCACTTTGGCCCATCTTCGAAAAGGCAACACCTTCAGACTATAGAGGATATATCTATGGTGATTTGCTGTATCATCCTGGCAAGCCATATGCTGGCAGTGATGGCTCAATAAGTTTTACTCCTAATCAAACAACCTATAATGTAAGGGCAGATAGCAACATAGGAAGACGCATAGGTAAAAGCAAGGTTGCGGTTGCCGCACACAATGCCTACGAGTACTTCGGTGACAAGAGCGGAACACCCATAGAGGATGTAAAACAGTTTAATGGCACTAGCGATCTAGTAGTGCTTGGACAGCAGTATGTTTCAAAATCTCCTGCTGTGAATGCTGATAATCTAGGCAACATAGAAAAGGTAGCAAACAGGGCACAGGGAGATATTGCTAAGTTCTTTACTCCACAGAAAGGTCTGAGCGACCTCGCAGACATATTCTATACATACATTAATCAAATGAGCCGTGCCAAGAAACTGGAGGACCTAAATCTTAACAGTTTCCTTAATTGGCTTCAAAATTCAAAGGTATCAGCCAACAAACAGGAGAAGATACTAAATATTGCTAAGGAACAGGAACAGGTAATGAAGGACATCTTCTATCTTGTTACTGAACTGATGAAGGCCAAGAACGAAGTCATCGACGAACTTGACAAAGCGGAAGGTGATGTAGTTGCTACAACGGGTGGCAAGCCAGGCGGAGAAGGCTATGTCAAGACCAAGGACAAGGTAAAACTAGTGCCTAGGGACCGTTGGACGCCATTTAGAAGCGATTAATACGCCAAAATCCCCAAAAAACACACCATTACTCCTAGATTTACCCATTTTGGATAAATACATTTGCTAACAAAAATAGCGGCTCCGGAGAGGAGTTAACATTATAGAGGAGAAAACATAATGGCTGATTTAAGCACTTTTTATCAAACGTATGACAATGCCGGTTCAGGTGTTGCAGCATCTTACTTAGATGCAAACAAAAAATCAACAGCAGGACAAGGTATTGCAGGTGCAACACACATTTGTACTGTTGATCTAAACGGTGGTGGAAACTTCACTCAAGCAAAACTTGATGGTTTCTTAGAAGGTTTAGCACAAGGTGCATCACTAGTTGATGCCAATGCAAAATCTGATGCATTCACTGTTGTTGCTGTTGTAGGCGCAGTAGGTGATGCAGCAATCACTGTAGTAGCACAAGGTACTGGTACTCCAAGCACAACTGCACAAGAGTACTTTGCTGATGTAGATATCACAGCGGTAACTACTATCCCAGGTATCTCTGGCTAATATAAGTTTTAATTAACTTAATACTAAAGGGCGGTTAAGAAATTTTCCGCCCTTTTTTTATGACCGCTAAATAGACTGTATGGCACGCTATAATATCAAAACAACTGTTGATATCACCCGCTCCAATCCTGACAGGGCTGATCCTGATCAGGTCAAGCAGGCACAGCAGAGCAATTTTAATTCGCTGTTACAGGGCATCGGCATGAGAGCAAATGTTGAGTGGGATAATGATCCCACAAGGACAGTTGAAAATGACACGGCCTATTGGACGTGGCAATTTGAAGTTGAGCGTGAGGATGTATTCCTAGTAGGTGATGATCCTGTGGGTCTGCTCAAGAATGATCTGCACGGTGTTCCGATTATTAAGAATCTAACAGAAACAGAAAAGTTTGCCAAGTCCGTGTTCCTTACCAAAAACGGTACAAACAATATCTGGATAGAACAAGCATAATTCACCGATAGTTTTATCAAACTCTAATATACAATAAATATTAGCATGAACAGATTGTATTACAACACAATAATGATGAGCACCATCTTTTTCATGGTGTTTGGCTTCCTATTGTCACTGTACGGACTACACATTGATGCCCATAACATTGTTTATGTTGGCGTTAGCATAATGAGTGGTGTGTGTGCCGTGTGGTGGTTTTGGGTTATGTTTGTGATCAAGGATATGTTTATTAGGGTTGAAAAGGCAGCGGACAAAATGGTTGAGGTCAAGGAAGAACTGGGCGGAATAAGGGGACTTATTAGCAAACTATTTGAACGCCAAAGAGATAAATAAACATATCAAAAGGCACACAACAGGCTATCTATAAAAACGCATTAGGCCAACTAACGAGTTTACTAATTGCCCCAGGAGTTGGGGAGTTTTTGGAGAATACTAGATGGCAAAGAGCCAAACAACAAGTTTAGAAAAAGAAAGTCTAGAAGCACACGTTGATCTGTGCGCCCTTCGCTACGAGCAACTAGACACACGCATGACCAACCTTGAAACTAAGGTTGATAACATTCACAAGGACATCACACAGGGCCAAAAGGGTTTAACAAAAGTTATCATTGGCACTACGGGCACAGTAATTGCAGCGGTTCTTTCAGTGGTAGTTACTATCATGCTCAAGATGTAAGCACCCAAATTACAAAACGTTTAAATATAGGCCTAAGGGGCCTTTTTTTATGAGTGACGTATCAAAGCGTTTTGAAAATCTAGTCAAATCTGTCTATAAGAAATTCATAGACAACGGCATTCATCTGCCCCAAAGAACCAACGAGGGAATCTTGGTTGGTAGCGTTCTTATTAAGAGCAACGGACCCCTCAAGGACATAGTGATAGACGGCAAAACAGTGTACAAGGAAATCAGCCTAAATAGTGTGGCCATCAAGATCGCAAATGAATTAGCCAGCAACAAACCACACAAATTTTGTGATGACCTAATGGAAATTGACAGAGAATACAGCAAACATTTTATTGATAGCAAGCATTTCATTGATAACTATCATAGGGCAGTTAATGCTAATAACCCGGAAAGGGCGGATATCCTTTGGACTAGATACGAAATAGCCAAGGAAAAAGCACTTTATGCCAAATCTAGAGCAGAGGATTTGACAGGGTTTTGAATAAATAATACATACAATCTGGGAAGAGGACAATGAAAACACAAGACTTATTTAAAACAAAAGCAGAAAAGGTGAATGAATCAATTCACAAGGCTTTCGGCAAGAAGATTGACTTTACAACCTTTGATGCCGCTAAACTAGAAGACGCTAGAAACAAATTACGCACACAGATTTCACAGGTGCGCAGCACATCAGGCTTTAATGAAAACTTGGAAAACGATGCATATCATCAAGCACAATGGATGCTAGATGCTATCAATGCTGAACTGGCAGAAAGAGAAGAAACTGCAATTAATGGTCTTGAACTTGACGAATCCCCAGATAATCAAGAAGAATCAACCTCCGGAGAAGAAATGGAAACTAAAGTTACAGAAGGTGAGATCCAACAGGCTAGTGCGATCGTCACAGCAAAGACAATGGTTGATAGAATTAGCCGATTCATTGAAGAGATATCTAGCATGGAAAATGAAACGCTTCTTCAACTGGGTGATTCTATCAGAGACGAAATTGGTCAGGCAGAGTCCAAACAATTTATCGAAGCAAGTGCGCCAGCAATCCAAGCAGCACTTGAAAATCTAAAGACAACACGCGAAACACTATCAAGTGCAGTTGGTGTCCTAGCAGGTGAAGAAACATCAGGCGACATGCTTGGTGCTGAGCCTGATGAAGGTGGAGCAACTGACATGGCTGAACCAGCAGCAGATGCAGGAGCAGAAGCACCGGCTGAAGCACCAGCAGATGATTTTGCAACAGCAGAACCAGCAGCAGGTGGCATGGAAACAGCAGGTAGAGAAAAGCGTGAATCAATCGATTACGAAGCACGCCTACTTAAAACACTAGCAGGTTAATTATGAAACTGTCGGAGTTCTACCTTGACAAGGAACTTACCGATGCACTTCCGCCTCCGGGCGCAGGAGTTCAACAACCACCTCCACCACCTGGACCAGGCGGTCAACCTAATCCTGCTAATGATCCGCAAGCACAGGCCAAGATGATGGCACAAATGGCACTAGACAAACAAAATAGAAAAAAGTCCATACAAGACCAAATCAAAAATAAACAAAAAGAAATAATGAATCTTCAAAAAGAACTAGCGAGCATCAAGTAATGAGATTTGTAGAATTTGCACCAAACCAAATGATTGACAGATACGTTGTCGTATTAAAGAACATCATTGGTCGTGCTTCAAGCAAAAAGGTTCCTGCAAAACTAAATTGGGCAGGCCTCAACAAGATTCTAAAATCAAACGATGCATCACTCGCGGCAGACTATGAAACATTCAAGGCAATGTATGATAGTTCACCTGCAATCCAAAATCTAGTCAAGAACTTCAATGCAGACGGAATAGAACTAAATGTTCCGGGAGCCGCAGATGACGAAACTCCCGCAGACGGAACAACAGATTCACAGGCAGCGGTAGATGCTACAGCAGCATCAGCAGCACCACAGCAGTTAGCACAACAATAGTTCAGTTTTATATAATCTTCCGTAGAATATCTATACATATAGTATGATGAAAGATTATATAGACTTCTTAGGAATACAAATGAATTGTACTAACGATGCTTTGGCAAATGCCAAAACTATATCGAAAGCCATATTAGATAATCCACAAGTAGACTATGCAGTTACTCCTGAATGTGCATTAACCGGATATAATAACACTAATTTAGAATATTTTGATCAAGCTCTAGAAATTGTTAAGGATGCTGTACGATCTACAAAAACATCAATCTTCTTAGGATCAATTTATGAAGTTAACCAAGGACAATTAGAAAACACCTGTTTAATAATTAACTCAATAGGAGAAGTTGTAGATTACTATAGCAAATCTTACATCATACCATTAGACGAAAAACTAGGAATACTTCCAGGAAAAAAGGCTTGTACCATGACATTGCCTGAACATCCGGAAATTAAATGCGGTATAATGATTTGTAACGATTTGTGGGGTTCGCCTATGATAAATGCTCCTACCATTCCAACCTTACATGCAACACAAGGAGAAGCAAACATATTCATTCATTTAACGAATGGAGATAGAGGTCTAGGTAAAACACATGATAAAGTTTACTGGGATTGGCATACTGCTTGGCTACAAATGATGTCAAGGTACCATATGCTTCCAATTATTTCTGTTGATAACAGTACAGCAATAGATGGATCTCAATATACAGGTCCAACTAGCAGTCCTAGTGGAGCATGGATTTTAGGAAGAAGAATAGTAGAAGTTCCAAACATTGGAGAACACAATTTTATCGCAAGAATAGATAAAAGGCATCTATTAGTGTTACCTCATGAGAATCCCTTTATCAATGCAAGTTTGGAAGAACCAAACTTGACAAATATGTAAAAAGACTGTATAGTAAATTATGATCGATGAATTCCAAGAACTTAAAAAAATAGAAAAAATCATTTGCGATTTTAAAATCAGCCTGACAGAGGCAGAGATGCTTGAACTACTACAAATAAGATATCGCTGGGGGCATGATACTATTGAATTTATTAATCATGCTGGCATGTCCAGTAACTTAATTTTTGATGTAGACAAACATCTAAACTTTGAAAAGTTTATGGAATTATATAATTTGGGTTTTGCTTCAATCCTAGTAAACATAATGGATTTAACAAAAGAATTAAGAGAACTTAATAAAAAATTATTTAAAGTGCGTGGTAGCCATACATACGCAAACCTGTATTTTTCAAAAGGAACTACTGCACATAGACCTAGTTTTGACCCTCATTCGCACGACTATAATGTAATTGCAAAATCAATCTATGGATCTGCAAAATGGAAAGTTGGTATGAGTGAATTTACATTGAACCCAGGGGAAACAATATTGATACCTAGAGGAACACAACACGCAGTCTTAGAATCCACACACCCAAGATTATCTTTGACCCTTAACGTGTCGGGTTAGGAGGAGTACACACCATGACAATAAAATTAAATACACCACCGCCATTCGTTGAACGATTTAAGTATAACGAATTAAAGCAGATAAACGATTCTGTTACACGCAAACGTGTGTATCTTACTCCTGACGGTGAGAAACTTCCAAGCGTTACCACAATCCTAAGCAGCACCAAGGACATGACGCATCTTAACGAATGGAAGAAAAGGATCGGCGAGGAAAAGGCAAGACAGATTACAACAGAAGCAGCAGGTATTGGAACGGCAATGCATGCCAATCTTGAAAGATTTATTTGCGGCATGGAAAGACAGCCTGGCAATAATCAGGTCCACGTCCAAGCAAACAAGATGGCAGATGTAATTATCGAAAACGGTTTGAAGAACGTTGATGAAGTTTGGGCGATGGAACAGAGTTTATACTTTCCAGGACTGTATTCAGGCACGACTGATTTGTGTGGTATGTTTAATGGCAAGCCAGCAATCATGGACCACAAGCAAACTAACAAGCCCAAGAAGGAAGAATGGGTAGAGGATTATAAACTACAGTTGGTAGCATATGCAATGGCACACAATGAAGTGTATGGTACGGACATCAAGACGGGTGTTGTGTTCATGTGTTCCAGAGATTTACAGTATCAGCAGTTTGAAGTCACAGAGGAAACATTTCCAAAGTATAGAGACATGTGGCTGGACAAGGTAGAGGAATATTACAACAGCCTATGATGGACTACAAGTTCTATTCAGAAGACCAATCACTAGAAAAGAATTTTAATCTCATATCAGGAGTGGTGCCCGAGGATAGGGTCATAAACGATATAAGGGAAGCATACGATTTTGAAGGTGCGCTAGTATATGTCGATAGTAATATTTTTTCATCATCTCATGTAAAGAAGGAAATTTTTGATCAAAGATTAAACAAGTCTCTTATCACTAAAATGTTAATTGATAGATCATTTGAAACTGGTCTTTCTGAAAATGATTTTAATAACAAAATACAACAACTAGCAAAACTTGGCATAGACACAAAGGATATGATTTTTGTGTTTAACAGAAGTGCCTATCATGAATGGATGGACAAGCATATTGAGCAAATAATATTAATTGATTTGTTTGCTATTTCTGCTGCCATTAGGCATGTAATTTACCGTCAGCCTGTATGCGAAGTTGATGTTAAGGATAGACCTAATAAAATTAATTTCTTAGTGGGTAAGGTAAACAAACCTTCTAGATTATTATTGCTTAAGAAATTCTTTGAAAGCAGTATCAAGAACGATACTGTTTTTAGCATTCTAGGATTGCCCAAAGATACAACAGATAAAAACTTTTTAAAGTTTCTAATCGACAACCAAGGACCCATTGATGGAGCCGCTACCATGGAACTAGAACAAGGAACAAGTAGCCAAGGATGGGGAAATAATTCAACACCTTATAATAACACTTCCGTGAGTTTTATTTGCGAAACACACGAAACCAATGACAGTTTATTCATAACAGAAAAAACATACAGACCCATTATTAACAAGCATCCATTTGTGGCAAGAGCAAGTTTTCCGTTACTAAAGTATCTTAGAGCAATAGGCTTTAAAACTTTCAATGATTTCGTAGATGAGAACTATGATGATGAATCGAGAATAGATAATGAATACACAGAACTGCTCGTAACAAGAGCACAAGAACTATTGGAAATAACTAAAAATCATCCTGAAAAAATACAAGACGTGGTAGATCATAACTATAAAATGTTAATTAAATTTGCACAGAGTGAACTAGCACTATTTAATAAAAGAATATTTGACTCATTAAAGTAGCAGTTAATAGCCTCCAAAATTTATTTGCCAGCATGGATAAATACTACAAAGAATTCAGGAGTTTTATAAGTGGCCGTTGTTCAAATAAGCAAGATACAGATCCGCAGAGGACAAAAAAATTCAAGTAGTGGAGTTCCACAGTTAAGTTCTGCTGAACTAGCATGGGCTGTTGATACACAGGAACTTTTCATTGGTAACGGATCAGTACAGGAAGGTGCTCCATATGTTGGTAATACCAAGGTTATCACAGAACATGATAACATATTAGAACTAGCCAACAGTTATAGATTTGCTTCTGATGATCCTTCTATTACACTATCACAACCTAGAACACTATTAGGAAAGATTGATGAAATTGAAGTTTCCGTGCTGGACTATGGTGCGGTGCCGGATGGTTCAACTAGTTGTAATCAAGCCTTTGTAAATGCCTTTACTGAACTCTTTAGAAACGCAGACGAAACATACAAAAAAGTATTAAAGATTCCTAACGGAGAATATCTGTTTACTAGTGATTTAGAAATACCAAGTAACGTTATCATAAAGGGTGAAACTCAGGAAGGCGCCAAACTAAAATTAGACACCACAAACATTAGATTTATTACCGGCAACGGAACTGGACTGATAAATTTTACGAGTAGCGACAGACCAGAAAATATAAGGATTGAAAATTTAACAATACTGAGATCCAACGGACAAACTGTATTAACTGGATTAAAGGAATCTTCTTTTGAAAATGTTACCTGGAAGGGAGAATATCTACTAAGCACACCTTCCGACACTATCAATTTAGCAACTGAAAATTCTGCTGTTATTTGGAACAATAATACTGTGGGTATTAAGGTTGATGATATCAAGTTTAAAAATTGTAAATTTGAAAGCAACAGTATTGCAGTTAAGGTAAGCCAAACGATAGCAACGGATACCAAGATTGATTTTGCAGATTGTGAGTTTTTCATAAATGATACTGCAATAAACATAATTGGTGTCAGTGGACAAGGAAACAATTGGCAGTTCAAGAACTGTTACTTTAGAGAAATAAGCAGATATGTCTTTAATAGTAATTGGGGATCTGGAACAAAGTTTATAGACAGTACCTTTACCAACTGTGGTAATTCTACAAATACTGCGGCAACACCTGTTTGGCCTATGATATCATTTGGCGAAAGCACAGATAACTTAATTATAAATTGTTTTTCTAATAGACAGCAACAGGCAGGCATCGTAAGTTCTGAAGTGATTCCTGCAATATCGGAAATTGTAAATAGTGATTATTCACAGTTAGCCAATAGAAACAAAAGCGAAATATATCTTTCTAACAGTTTTAAACCCGTCGCAGTGTTTTCTGCACTAAACAATTATATTTCCGTAAACTACATCCTAAGACTAGGTGAACATATAAGATATGGAAAAATTGTTTTCCTAATGGGCGATGGATTGCAAAAAATGAGTTGGACTGACAAGTACCAATACTCCGATAATTCAGCAACATCAGAAGGTGGAAAAATTATGAGTAACTTCCAATTTGATGCTGAATTAAGAGACAATGATTCAGATAGTGGTATAGAAACACTAGTTTTGTATTACAAGAACCCTTTATCCACAGGACAGACTGGTAACATATCTTTTGATGTTTCTTATGGTGTGTAAAACACACTTTTGAACACATTTACTATTGTGTTCGCGTGAACTATCTGTTATAATGAAACTTAAATGCACATGAAGGTTGTATTCAAACTCCCTCATTTGCTCAACAAAACAAGCGGCAAAAACCGTTAGCGATAAATACCCTTATACAATAATTAAGGACGAAGGCAGAGAGAATGACAAAAGAAATTTACATCACAAAGCGTTCCGGCTCCAAGGAAAAATTAGACTTAGATAAAATGCATTTTGTAGTCGAGGAGGCTTGTAAGGGGCTTTCTGGTGTAAGTGCATCACAGATTGAAATGAATGCCGATTTACAATTCTACGACGGCATGACAACAGATGAGATTCAAAATATTTTAGTTAGAAGTGCCAATGATTTAATTTCATTGGAATCACCAAACTATCAGTATGCGGCAGCAAGATTGCTATTGTACACACTACATAAAAAAGTGTATGGTAGATACGAGCATCTTTCATTGCCACAAATTATTAACAAAAATATTGAACGTGGTGTATATGATCCTGCCATCAAAGAAAAATATACTCAGACAGAATTAAAGAAAATGAACACATGGATCAAGCATGATAGGAATGAAGAATTTACCTATGCTGGTTTACGTCAAGTAGTAGATAAGTATCTGTGTCAGGATAGAAGCAACGGAGATATCTTTGAAACTCCGCAGTTCATGTACATGATGATTGCGGCAACACTGTTTGCTGATTACCCTAAGGAGACACGTTTAACATACGTGAAGAAATATTATGACGCGACCTCACTTTTTAAGATCAACATACCAACGCCTGTCATGGCAGGAGTGCGTACTCCTATTCGTCAGTTTGCCAGTTGTGTTCTTGTTGATGTGGACGATACTCTTCCTAGTATCTTTAGCTCTAATAGCGCAATCGGTTACTACATTGCTCAAAGGGCAGGAATTGGAATCAACTCAGGAAGAATCAGAGCAATCAACTCGAAGATACGTGGCGGAGAAGTTGCGCATACGGGAGTAATTCCTTTCCTAAAAGTTTACGAAGCAACAGTAAGAAGTTGCACACAGAATGGTGTGCGTGGAGGTAGTGCTACTACCCACTTCCCTATTTGGCATTATGAGATTGAGGATATCTTAGTTCTTAAGAACAACAAAGGAACTGAAGACAATAGAGTAAGAAAGTTAGACTATTCTATTCAACTCAATAAATTATTTTATGAAAGGTTACTGTCTAGTCAAGACATTACTCTTTTCTCGCCTCACGAAGTTCCAGAAGTGTATGACGCTTTTTATTCAGGCGACAACGACAAGTTTAAAGAATTATATGAAGCAGCCGAAAGAAAGATTTCTGTTAAAAAGAAAAAAATTAAGGCAAGAGAATTATTTGGTGATCTGTTAAAGGAACGTGCTGAAACAGGACGTATCTATCTTATGAACGTTGATCATGCAAACAGCCATAGTTCATTTAAAGATCCTGTGTATATGAGTAACCTATGCCAGGAGATTACACTACCAACCAAACCAATTCAACACATTGATGATGAGAATGGCGAGATTGCACTTTGTATTCTAAGTGCTATTAATGTTGGTATGATTAATCATCTTGAAGAATTAGAAAACTTATGTGATCTTGCTGTAAGAGCATTAGAAGAGATTATCGACTACCAAGGATATCCAGTCAAGGCTGCTGAAGTAAGCACCAAGGCAAGACGTTCTCTTGGAGTTGGATACATTGGTCTAGCACACTATCTTGCCAAGAACAAGGTTAAATACTCGGACAAGAAAGCATGGAAACTGGTCCATGAACTATCAGAAGCATTCCAATACTATCTATTATGTGCTTCAAACGAACTAGCGAAAGAAAGAGGAGCCTGTGAGTACTACAGTAGAACCAAGTATGCAGACGGCATCCTGCCAATTGACACATACAAGAAAGACGTTGATGAAGTAATCAAGGCAACATTGAAATATGATTGGGATGATCTACGCAAGGATATCAAGGAACACGGCCTCAGGCACTCGACTCTGTCCGCACAGATGCCTTCGGAGAGCAGTTC